TCGATTTATCCAAAGAGAACTTAGAGATTTAAATAAAATCGCTGAAGATATTAAAGGGTTAAAGAAAATTTCTGAAACAACAACAGAAGAAATTTTCGATCAACATGGAGCAGATGATTCCATGGCCCTTATGAATTCATTGGTTGGAAGATACCAAGTTTATATGTCTATCGCAGACTTAAACGATATGGATTCAAATGAAGTTCGCCGTATGACGTTCGGAATTTGCCATTACGATATGGTAATTTTCAACGCTCATGTGTATGAAGTTGGCGAATTTGTTCGATTCTGGCGATGGAATGACCGAAAAACATTACAAGGTTATCAAGTATGCCACGTCGAATCGATAGATATCGTAAGAGATATTGGGTTCGCAAGAATCATTAGCAAAGATAGACTACGCTCTGTTATAATGTCGCGAGGCATTAGAGCACCATTAAATATGATGGCGTCTATGGTCGATAAATTTAGATCTCTCGAACCATATCTTTGTGATGAAACCAACTGGAGGGACTTAACAGATGAACAAACCTGTTTATGTTTTCTCCCGTCGGCCCCAGCTCTCGCGATTGGTCGCGTTTCCGTAGAAGGAATAAAGACTAAGTTTGTAAGAACAAAAACTTCAGTCGTCCCTCAATTGACAGATTTCGTAAAGATTTCTCAATTGAACATGAGTGTCGCTCTAGCACGTAAAGGTGATTGCGGCGGTTTAATTTTATCCTATAGGGATCGATATCAATCGAAAATTATAGGTTTTCATTGTGGCGGAACAGCAGCAAATTGGTACGCGTCTATACTTCGAAAGGAGGATGTGCGCTTATTTACTCAACATGGAGGAGAAGAAGATTCTTTCCGTAAATTAATTGTTGAAGGAACACCAACCGATTTGCCAATTGGACCACAATGTACTTTCTTAGGAAAGTATAAGTTTAAAACTAAACCTGCCGGTGATAAATCACTAGCACACTGGAAATATAGTCCGTTTTTCGAGCAATTTGAAGAACAGCTCCAACCCGGGCCATTAGATGGGAATGATTCGAGAATAAAAATCGAAATTCCAAGAAATGGTTTGGGCGAGAAAAGCCTACTATTAATTCCAAACAGTGTTATGTGCTCAGAGTTACCAGAAATGGATAAACAAGTCTTAGAAACTTGTGTGAAGCATTTGACTTCTGAAATGACCAACAAAATCGGTCATATCAAACAAACTCCATCTGATATGGAAGTTTTACTTGAATTAGCCTTAAATGGTGATCGAGAAAATACTTTCTGTACTGGAATGGAGCTTGATAAAGCCAGCGGAATCCCGTGGAACGAGATCCCTGGTTGTTCGAAGAAAAAGCATTTTCTTCAAAATGAAGGTGGATATATATCCTTCTTAGATGATGCCAACGGTATGCGATTGAAAAATCGAGTGGTTAAGAAGTTAACTTTAGCTAAAGATGGTGAGAGAATTGTGTCTTTGAGTAATTCAAAGCTAAAAGATGCAGTAATTAAACTATCGGCTATAGAAAACGGAAAAACACGAGTTTTTCACTGTATACCCGTTGAGAAAGTCATCTGTGACGCAGCAATGTTCGGCAATTTTAAGGAAGCTTACTCACAAGCTTTCCTAAAGCTGAATCATGCTATTGGAGTCAATCCACATTCATTGCAGTGGCGGGCGATCCACGATCATCTTGATCGCCATCCTAATGTATTCGACATGGACTTTTCAAACTATGATAAACATCTTCAT